CAATATTGTTTGCTTTTACGATACAGGGGGCGGGCAAACAGATTCCAGAATAGCAATAGACACACACTCCATCCAAATACGTTCGAGGGGTTCTTACGGACAAGCATATGCAATGCTTAATGAAATTAAATTACAAATAGAATCAATAGACTCTTTTTATTTAAACGATAATACAAAACTTATAGGTGTATGGATTAAATCTAACATTGCTAGTATAGGTCGAGATGATCAAAATAGAAGCATGTTTACTCTTAATTTTGTTATTAAAACTCAACCTTTTGATAACGGAAATAGAGATTTCAATTCACACGGTATATCCACAAGCACCCCTAATATAACAACAATGACCGAAACAGATATAGACGGTCTTCCTTTCTTACCATAAATAATATTATGCCATTAACAAATACAGACATATTCATCGTCCTTCGCGGCGGTGTTCAATACAAAATGACAGCAACGCAGCTCCGTGAGTTCGTTGGAGCAACCTCAGACTATAACTCAGCAACTAAAACCACTTTGGACGCTGGGACAATAACCGATGAAGAAAGCAATGCTATTGCTACGGGCCTTCTTAATGTAGGTGATAGGATTTTTGTAGGTGATGCTTCAGCCGATCCTGATGTTGATTCGGGATGGGCTATTTACAGAGTAATGACGCTTGCTCCTTTAGCTTACGAAAAAATTCAAGAGCAGGAATCAATGGATATGGTTATTAACGCCACAACAGATCTTTCTCTTGCTCGTGATGCAACTAGCGCGACTGTCCAAAGTTCGAGCGGGACAAATGCAATAATCCCACTTGTGGACAGCACTAACGCGGGTCTAATGTCTCCTGATGCGCTTAGTAAAGTTCACGTCCCTGCAATAGCAGCGGGAACGAACCAAACAAATTTTATTTCAGTAGATCCAGTTACACAAGCAATAAATTTAGACGATACTAATATTTTGCCTTTACCTTAATATGGCGGTTCAAAAAAATGATAATCTTGTAGCTTTTAGAAGCGGTATTCAAGGTTCAGTTACAGCGGGGGAAATTGCAGCCCTTGCTGATGCTGGAGGTGTTGCTTCAGGTTCTACTTTGGGACTTGAGCAGGCTCTTCTTGCTAATGCCGGTCAGCCAGCTTTGACCGTTCTTGTCGCTGGGCCTACTACTAACGGAAAACTGCAAGGTGTTTCTTTGGGTAATGGTAACGTTGTCGAGGTCTATGCCAATGGGGCAGATTTTTCTGCTGGAACTGTTCTCTATCGCGAGTTTATGAGTTTAGGGGAGCCTATAGTTTTTACAGGCATATCTTTCGGAGCAATTGTTACAGCTTCTAAGGGTTTCTACGGGGTGACAGAGACTGGAGGTGTAAATGAAATAACAACAGCAGGCAGCCAAGGGATCATGCCTTTGATGAGTTTCGGTTTTTCGTTCAAAGAGACTTTTCTCTACGCATTTCGAGGCTCCACAGGCAACACCAATGATCGTGGGATAATATTTATTGCAAATGGGCCTTTATCAAACGTTATAAAACTCACAGATGGTTCGGGGAATGTTATCGATGATCAAGAAAATATAGAGCTTGATCCATGGGCGGCTACGATTCTCGATACAAATGGTAATAAAGAATACATTCTATCGGGAGATTCAAAAATGATGGCTTGTATTCTTTCAGAAGGTCAAGGGGTTAAAGGAACAGATTTCATCCCTGGGCGAAACTGGGATTGCCGTTTAGTTCTACCAACTTCAGGAGACCTTCTGGGCAATCCCAAAGCAGGACGAATGTCCGCGCCATATGACAATACATTAATAAAATATTATAGACAGCAGGGCGATGAGGGCACGATAACAGTTTCTCCGGGTTCGCCACCCGCAATCCACCTTACAGGGGGGAATTTAGGAGATCACAATCCAGCGGGCTATGTGAGGTATCAAGCAACAGGTTTGATAACGGGTTACTCAGGGGCGGATGGGCAAGGCGGTGATGCTGTTCAGTTCTCGGATGTTTCCACACTTGCTCAAGTTGTGGCGCAACCTCTATACCTCAATGATTCTGGAAATGGTGATGAGACAGGAATAACTATTTTTTCCCCGTATGAAGGAACTGCTAAAATCTACGAATGGAACGATACAACTAGTTCCATTGATCTAGCCTACACTCTGAATTTGACGAGAACAGGCGTGACTGTTGCAAGTAAGGAAGATCAACTCCACCCTTGCGCGGCCTCACTATCTAATTCAGCGAGCAACGCTAACAATACACTCCTCGTCGGCGCGTTAAACATGGGAGTGATTATTGCTGACGTGCCTATTGGTGTTGTCACACAAAGCCAAGACAACTCAACCCAAACTATCCGCTCACAAAACGGAACAACGGCAACGACTGTTATTTCTCAAGAGGATGAAACAGCGTCTTACGGATGGACACCCTCAACACTGAGAGCGGAGATTACGGAAGGTTCCGACGGGATTTTGTATAAGCGTGTTATTAACGCAGGAGTCGAAACATGGGTTGTAGCATAATTACAAAATTTAAACTTTACTTTTAAAGTTTCAAACACAAACATAAAAATAACAAATAACCAAACATAAAAATGGGACAAGCAGCATATAACAAGAAAGTCCGTATCAGTTCAGATAGCGGAGTAACGTGGTTAGATTTACCAGCAACATCACCTTCAATGGAAATTGGTGGAGACGTTCTTGATGATACTAACTTAGCAACTAACGAAGGGTATAGATCCCGTTGCTACGGTTTAAACGACTGGTCAGCTTCCGCTGATTCAAACTACGTTAAGCCTACAGGAACACCAGCAACAGACGCAACAAGCGGAGCAGCAGGGCTTCTAGCAGTTCGTGACGCTAAAATGAATAGAACAACACTTCTATTCAGATACCTACCGACTGGTGACGACAATGACGGAACGGGTTTAGAAGGTGCTGTTATTGTGGAAACATACGGGGCAGCAGGTGAAGTCGGAGGTCTAGAAACTGTATCGGTTTCCTTACAACCTAACGGCCCTTTAGCAGCAGTTCCAATCGTTTAATACTATGAGTCAAGCAGCTTACGGGACAATTATTTATTCGGTCGGAGATCCTGTCATTTTTAATGGCGAGGACACGACTGATATCGGTTCTAACCAATTCCAGATAAACGATGTGTCTCGTAGGTTGTTTAACCCTGACACTGAAGTTTCAGCTTACGATGACGGAGTTGAAATTGAAATTTCAAATATCGATTATTTTAATGGAATTGTAACTTTATCTTCAGCTCCAACAGATCCCGCCTTAGTAACAATAGACGGGGCTTTCGTTACTAAGGTAATGATAGGGGGTTCTAAAGATTACAATTTTGAAATCGGAGGGGACATATTAGATAACACTTCTTTTCAAACAGCCCAAACAAATGGCGGCTGGAGGACTAGATGTTACGGTCTCCACGATGTTACGGTCTCTATTTCAAGATATGATGACCTAACAGGAAAATTTAGAAAGCATAAGTCTGCCCGTGAGCGGGTCTATATCGAAATATTGCCGGGCGGAGGTATCTCTGCTCTTAAAGGATGGTTCGTAATTGAAGCATCCTCTTTCAGTGGTGATATTGGTTCTTTGGAAGAAGAGTCTTTATCATTCAACCTAGCAAGTATCGGTTCGGATCAACAAGGCGGTGTTGGAACTGTGTTTTCTTTCACATAAAACAAACACTAACAAATGAGTAAATCAAAATTAAGGGCTTTAACCCTAGGAAAAAAGAAGTCTTTCGAAAAGCGTATTGTCGAAATCGAAGGTGAAAAATTCGAGATCCGTCAACCTACAATCGGTCAGCGCGGGGAAATTAGAAACAAGTCTATGAAAATAGATACTTCTAACGAAGAAGACAAAAAAGAAGCCGTTCAGTTCGATATGTTTTCTTTCATGATTTGTGCAGTCGTTGAGCTAACTTATGTCCCTGAAACAAATGAAAGAGTATTTAGCGACGAAGACTACGATGAACTGAAATCGTTACCCGCTGGAGGCTGGTTCGACAAACTAACAAAAGAAGCTTCGGAGCTCTGTAATGTGGAAGACAAGGATGTAAAAAAGCCTTCCGAAGAAACAGTGAAAAAATAATAGTTTACAGAATAGCACACGAGCTCGGTAAGTTTGCATGGGAAGTTGAGAATACAATGACACCTATAGAACTTGTCGAGTGGATGGCTTATTTTGAAATGTTAAAAGAAGAACAGAAAAAACAATCTAAAAAATAATTATGAGCGGCGCATTAGATTTAGGAAGTCTCTACAGTAAACTTGCTGTAGATTTTACAGACTTGTCTAAAGCTGAAGGCGCCGCTCGTAAGTTTTCAAAAAATGCAATTTCTGGATTTGAGAAAACAGAAAGCTCTGCTAGGAAATTAAAAAGCGTTGGAAAGAATGCAAGTTACGTTAGCGGTGCATTATTGGGGGTAGGTCTTGCTTCTGCTAAAATGGCAAATAACTTTGATAAAAATATTGCAGAAATTAATTCTTTATTGCCAGCAGCAGATAAAGATTTTAAAGGTTTAAAAGATAGTGTTAGGGGGGTCGCTCTTGCATTGGGAACTGATTTAAATGAAGCCGCTGGTGCTGCTTACCAGTCTATATCAGCTGGTGTTCCAAAAGATAATATCGTAAGCTTTCTAACGGTTGCTAGTAAAGCAGCGATTGCAGGGGTAACAAATACCGAAGTTGCTGTTGACGGTATAACCACTGTTATGAACTCATGGAAAGAATCAGCTGGTAGCGCGGGTGACGTGGCTGACGTGATGTTCTCGGCTGTTAAAAACGGTAAGACAACTTTCGAAGAGCTTTCAAGGGGTATGTTCCAAGTGGCTGGAATAGCTCCCGAGCTTGGCGTAGACTTTAAAGAGATAGCTGCTTCAGCAGCGGCTATGACGGCACAGGGTGTTCCCACATCGGTCGCAATGACTCAAATGAGGGCTTCTATGGTAGCAATGTCCAAGCCTAATAAGACAATGGTAGAGCTTCTAAAAGCTTCTGGTATTGAATCGGTAAAAGCAAGTATAGCTCAAAGGGGTTATGTAGGAACGATGGACAAGCTCCGTAAGACCGCTGACAAAACTGGTATTAACATTCAGGAGGCTATGGGAGGAGCTGAAGCAATGGGTGCTGTGTTTAAAACAACAGGTGAAAATACAGACACGTTTTCCAAGTTTCTTAAAGATGCTGAAAACTCAGCTGGTGCCGCGAATGCTGCTTTTGATGAAATTGATAAACAAAGAGGTTTTGACAAAATTGTTAATCAGTTTAAGATTATGTCCACAATAATAGGGGACGCATTAATTCCCGTATTAATGCCGCTTGCTCAAAGCTTTGCTAGTGTTTTGACAAAATTAAAAGATTTAGATCCTAAGCTTGTTCAGATAGGTGTAGTAGTTGCTGGCGTAGTTGCAGCGGTGGGGCCTTTAGTGTTTATTGTTTCTTCCGCTGTAACTGCAATAGCCCCTCTTGTTGCTTCAGCAGGAGGGCTAGGCGCTGCTTTGGCTTTAGTGGGCTCAGCTGCATTACCAGTCATAGGGATTGTTGCTGCATTAGCGGCAGGGGCCTACATACTATATAAGAACTGGGATTCAGTTACTGCATTCTTCCAAAAAGCAATAGGCGCTATTGTTTCATGGTTTACTAAATGGAAAGAAGACAACGCTGCTTTAATTTCAAGCGTTTCACAAAAATGGAACGAACTAAAAGAAGCAGGTTTAAACTTGTGGACATCATTACTAACAGTTATTAAAAACTTTAGCGAGTCTACAATGAACTGGCTAAATAACATCCTAGAGCCTATAGGAGGTCTTAGAGGTGCATGGGAAATACTGCAAGTTTCAGTTGGTGAATATTTAAAAATATTGTTAGGTAATGTCGGAACGTTTTTCGATTTTGTTAAAAATGTATTCACTACAATAACAGAAGTCTTAAACGGAAATAAAACGGTCTGGGAAGGTTTTAAAGATATATTAGGACACGCTGTTGAAGCAATCTTAGAAGTCTTGGCGAGACTTAAACCATACTTCGTTGAAACTTTTAAAGTGATTTTAGATTACATGAAGACTCTGCCTTCTAAGTTTTTACAAATAGGAAAAGATTTATTGCAAGGATTAGCTAACGGAATTAAAGAAAAAGCAAGCGTTCCTTTAAACGCAATTAAAGACGCAGCCAACGGAATGGTGTCTAGTGTTAAAGGCATCTTTAAAACCAAGTCACCCTCAAGAGTTTTTGCTGAAATAGGTAATTTCACAATGCAGGGATTAGCAATGGGTATCGTTGCCACTTCCCCATTAGCAGTTCAAGCAGCTGAAACAGCAGCAGGACAGACGTTAATGGCTTTCGAAAAAGGAATTGCTGATAATAAAGAAAGCGTTCAAAAGGCAATGACTGATGCCATGGGTATGCAGTCAGGCGATTCAGACTTCGGAGGGGGTGGTTTTGGTCAATCCGAATTTGAAGATGTTGGCGGAGGTTCTATTCCGGGCATGCCTGACATTACCGGAATTACAGAATACTACGACGAAAGACTAGCATTACTAACAGAAAAAGGTCATGCCGAGACAGAACTTTTTAAAGCTATTGAATTTCAGAAAAATGATATAGTTACTTCAGCACAGCAAACACAGCTTGCTAGTTACTCGGGGGCGTTTGATACAATTTTAGGAGCTACTAAAACTTTCGCAGGTGAACAGAGCGGTGTCTATAAAGCAATGTTTGCTGTTAGTAAAGGATTCGCTATTGCTGAAGCAGCTCTTGCAATGAAACAGAATATTGCTAAAGCAATGGCAGTAGGCTTTCCACAGAACATTCCTTTTATTGCTGGGGCTGTTTCACAGGGTGCTAGTATATTCTCAGATGTGCAGTCTGTAGCAGCACCAAGTGCTCAAGCCTTCTATAACGGAGGAACATTGCACAGCGGTAAGTCTGGTATTGCTGGTGAGAAAGGTGTAGAGATTGTAGGCCCTACGGGAATCCTAAGCACGCAAAAAACAAAAGAAATGTTTAGCGGAATGGGTTCAAGCGGGAGCAGTTCAATAAATCTAAATGTGGAAATCATTAATAATGCCGGAGTAGATGTGCAAGTGCAAGAAAGCGGGGAAGGTGAAGATCAAAAATTACAAATTATATTAGACAAAGTAGACACACAAATGGCTGGCTTTGTTGAGCGCGGGGGTGGTAAATTTATTCCAGCATTACAAGAAACTTTTGGACTAGGGAGAAAATAAATGGCAACTGAAATAACATGGCCTACAAGGCTACCTTCACCAAGAGTAGATCTTAATTTTAGAAATGGTAATTCTGTTATTTCTAAGTGATTTTTGTGATTTCTTGAAATCTTTCAGTGATTTCTTTCATTTTTGGAAAATCTCTTAGTTATTTTTGTGAATTTTTCCTTAAAATTTTCAACAGTTTTTTTGTGATTTCACTGTAATTTAAGTGACTGCTGTGATTTTGCAGTGATTTCTGTGATTTCATTGTGATTTTTATGATTTCATGGTAATTCTGTTATTT